GGATCGGACTTCAAAGCCGTCGATGACCCGGCGTGGGCGAGGCGAAGGGGCACGCCGGCAATCACCTTGCGCGTCTTGGTCATGCGCTTGCCGCGCGCCACCTTCTGGCGCAGCGCGGGCGCCTGATCCAGAAGCTCGGTGATCCGCGGTTCCCACTGCTCGGTGAGGAATTGCTTGTTCGGCCCGACGTAGATCATCGGCGCCGGCCGCTGGTCGAAGTGATGGCCGATGATGTCGAGCAGGGTGTCGGACTTTCCGCCCTGCGCGAACATCGCCATGACCACGCGCCGGTGCTCGCGAGCCGCTACCGCCCGCGCGAACGGGATCATGTACGGCGTCAAGCTGGGGTCACGCGGCCCCGGAATGCCAGCGCTCGGCGGATAAACGCGGTTCTTCCGCGCCCATTCGTCAGGCGTCAGCTTCTGGGGCGGCTCCAAGAGCATCGCCGCCCTTTCGAGCAGCGACGGCAGCCTCTCGGAGCGCTTCGGCCACACGTCCGAGCGCGCCATTGATCTTGTCCTCAATCTTTCGACGCAACGCGAGGTCTCGGGTGATCTGGGCCGGGAGGCCAATGAACTCGGCACGCACCGCGGCCGCCAACATGTCGAGCGCGGCGATGGCGTCCTCGGTCGCGATCAGCTCGCGCGCCCGTTCCGCCATCCGCATCTCGATTTCCTTCTGGCGGGCGGCCTTGAGGCCGCTTTCGGCCTGAACCTTCGATGTCCGCCGCTCCTCGTCTTTCAGAAAGCGAATGTACCCCTGCACCGTCCCCACGAGCGGGTACTTGTCCTTTCCTGCCTTCGGAATGTAGCCGGCGCGGACCAACTGGCGGATGCGCTCGGCCGAGATCATGAGAAGACGGCTCGCCATCTCGGCCGTCAGCATCGCGCCGCCTTGCGGCTTCTCGTCAGCCATCGACGCCTCGCTCGTATACGTAGCCGGCGAAGTCTCCGAACCGGAACACCGGCTCAAAGCCTGCAAGCTCCCGCTCGACAAGCGGGCGCTGCACGCCGGCAAGGGATAGCTCCTTGCGAATGATCTCCTCCGGCGGCGCCCCGGCCTCGTACTTGGCCGCCAACGTCAGCCGGTAGATCACCGCACCCAGATGGCCGGGCCTCGGCTCGATCTTGTCGAAGACGACCACGGCGCCGCCGGGCCGCACCGCGGCCTTCATGCGCTCGATGACCTCGCGCCGCTCCGCGACCGGGAGGAACATCGAGGACGAGGAAGGCGACGATCAGGTCCGGGTTCTCCGCTGCGAAGTCGAAGGTACGGGCGTCGCCATAGAGCGCGGCGCCTGGGCCGTCATAGGCCATCACCATGTCCTCGGAATTGTCGATGGCTAGCAGCTTGGCGCGGCGCGCCTCCAGCGTGCCGCTCAGTGCTCGGCCGATGTTTCCCGTCGAGGCGCCGATGTCGATGACCGTGCCGCCCTCAGGCACGTAATGGCGCGCGACGTGGGCNACGATGCCCGTCGCGAGCGAATACCATGGGAGNTGTTCCCTGACNTGCGCATCGAAATGAGCAACAATATCTGGGTTCTTGAACGTCCAATTCTCGGGGATTTTCATGCGCTCAGAAGGTGTTTCCATGTCTCTCCCCTGACGATCATCCCGACTGTGCTTTTGACTATTCCGTAATCCTCCGCCAACGCTTTCTGCATCACTCCGCCCGCCGCGTATCGATCACGGATTTCTCGCACCAGCTCATCTGTGAGCCGGCGACCGGGATGCGCCTCGTCCTTTGTGCGACGCGCCGCGCGCGCAGCCTTTCCCGCGGGCTCCTGCCACGGAATTTTCATGGGGCGCCAATTTTTTTGAAAATGGGTATTGACTACCCATCTAAATGGGTGTTAGATACCCATAACAACGAGGCAACGCACACCGCGATGGAGACCGCGATGACCACCACCACCCGCACCTTCGGCGTTGAGATCGAGTGCCACCGCCCGGCCGGCATGACCACCGAAGCCCTTGCCGCGCTGGTCCGCGAGCGCGCCAGGGTGGAGTGCTACGCCGAGGGCTACAATCACATGACCCGCGCCTACTGGAAGATCATCCTGGATGGCAGCCTCGGTTACGCCACCGGCTGCGAGGTGGTCTCCCCGGTCCTCTCCGGTGAGGAGGGCATTGCCGAACTTCGCCGCGTGATGAACGCCCTCGAAGGCGCAGGTTGCAAGGTTCGCGTTGATTGCGGCTTCCACCTCCACGTCGGCGCCAGCGATTACAAGCTCCGCGAGCTGCGCAACATCGCCAAGTGCTTCGTGAAGTTTGAGAACTTTTTCGATCACATCATGCCGGCCTCGCGCCGCGCCGACGCCAACCGCTACGTTCTTAGCAACCGGAGCCGGTATGGCGGCTACACCGACCTCGCGGCCAACGCCGCCATGGATGCCTTCGCCCGCGCCCGCTCCATCCCCGCCCTTATCAGCGCGAACCAGAACAGCCGCTACTTCAAGCTGAACCTCGTACCGCTGACGAAATACGGCACCATCGAGTTTCGGCAGCACTCCGGCACCGTGAACGCCGACAAGGCCGAGAACTGGGTCCGCCTTATCCTTTCCTTCGTCGAGCAGGCCGCGGTTGCCAGGCCCCGCGCCCGCCGCGGCGAGAAGAACCTGACGCCGGCAGAGGAGATGGGCCGCTTCTTCAAGATGTTCCACGTCCCCGAGAACGTCCGGGCCTTCTACATCGCCCGCCGCCGCGAGCTTCACCGGGACGGGACGGCGCAATAAGCGCCGCCCCTCCCAGCCACCACCCAGAACCGAAACCGTCAGGGCCTCGCCAGCCGAGGCCAGCCTATGGGGGAGAACAATGCTTTACGCAGCCTATGGATCGAACCTCAACATCGCGCAGATGAAGCGGCGTTGCCGAGACGCCGTGATCGTCGGCAAGGTCTTCATGCCCGGATGGCGCCTCGTGTTTCGGCGCGTCGCCGACATCGAGAGGGCGCACGGGGCGAGCGTGCCCCTTGGCATCTGGTCCATTTCGATGCGCGACCGCGAGGCGCTTGACCGTTACGAGGGCGTCGCCATGGGGCTATATCGCCGCGAGTACATCAGACTTCCGAAGACCGCAGGCCCCGTCCTCGCCGGCAAGCAGGCGCTGGTATACGTCATGAACGAGGATGGTTACAGTCTCCCGCCGCAGAGCTATTTCGACACCATTGTTCAGGGCTATGCGGATTTCGGTTTCGACCGCGCGCTCTTGTTCGAGGCGCTGCGGTACACGACCGACCAGATGGAGGATGATTATGTCTGATAGCCCCGATTACTCGGAAGCCCTGCGTGAGACCATCAAGGAGGCGGGCATCAAGCGTGCCCGCGCCGCCGCGCTTTTGCGCGTCAGCGTCCACACCTTGAACTCGTGGTTGAAGCCCCGCACCAGCAAGAGCTCGGCCCCGGCCCCGCTTTGGGCGGTTGACCTCCTCCGGCTCCGCACGGGGCTTCCGCAGCATCCGCTTTCCGTCGCAGAGGACGAGCGGTTGCGTCAGACCATGGCGGCTTCCGACAAGAACTGACCCCACGGCATCGAGCGGACCCCCAGACGTGCGTAAGCCGCCCGCGTCTGGGGGTTGCTCTCGACCCCGAGCAGCCGGTCAGCGCCGAAGCGCGGCAGCAGGACCGTCTGGAGCACGTTCGCCTTGAAGACCGGAGGCGCCTCGCCGAGGTCGTTGAAAAACGCCTCGTCCGGGTGCCATCCCGTCTTGCTCTCGATGGAGTGCAGCGTCGGCACCCGATACTTCGCCGGCCGGGCCGTGATCAGGATCACGTAATGCCCGGCGAGCGCCCGGATCAGATCTTCGCGATAGACCTCCTCCTCGATCTGCCGAAGGAACGGCGACCGCTTCTCGTGCGAGTTGGCGACCAGCGTGTGGTTGAGGTCTAGAAGGATCACGGGCCTCATAGCTTCATCCCTAGTCGTTGGCCGAATGCGGCCTTGGCCTCCTCGACGAGCCCCATGCGGGTGCCGTCAGGATAAGGCAAGTCGAACTCGAACTCGATGGCCTCCGCCAGACGCGCCGGGTCGATGGGCAGCGGGTCCGCAGCCACGGCGACATGGTAGGTGCCGTGCTGCTTGACGCTGCACTTCCCGAACGCCGACTTGACGAGGTCATATAGCTCCTCGGCCGAGTGATACTTCTGCACCTTCGGCTTGTCCATGAAGTCCCCGAGGATGATCCCCTCCTCGTAGCTCAGCATGAACGTCGCCGTNTCCTGCCGGCGCTTCGACAGCTTCTCGCCCTCCTTGAAGGCCACGGAGGTGTAATTCTCGTGNCTCCGGCTCATGGCGTTGACGTGGAACCGGGTGCGCTCGTCGCANAGGGCCGCGCATAGCAGGACGACCTTGCGCCGATCCTCGGCGAACGGGATCGAGTTCAGCACCGACGAGAGNAAGACGCTCGAATAGCGCCGGCCCGAGGCGATGTCGGCGAGGAAGGCGCGGGCCAGCTCAATGCTGGCCGCCTTGTCGATTTCGTTGTCCTCGCCAAGCCGGTACGGCTCGAACGGCGTGACGTGCACGCCGATGGACCGCAGCAGCTCCGTCTCGTAGAGGTGCCCGGCNCCNAAGTCCACTACGCTCGATCCGTAGGCGAGGCGCCACCGGCGNGCGTTCGCCGGCTGCGTCACGTCGAACTCCTTCGTNGTGCCGCCCGGATTGACAAGGGCCGTGAAGCCGGTGCCGAGCGCTCNCCGGGTCGTGCGCGCCCGGCGGAACGAGTTGTGNCGGAGGAAGTCCGCGTAACGGCGCTCAATGTCGAAGTCCATCGAGAGCAGGTTGAGCATGGCCTCGGCGAAGTCCGCTTCGTGGTCGCCGATCCAGACCACCGGCAGCTTCTCCCACCCGCTCTCCGAGGCGTACTGCACCCGGCCGATGCCGTTGACGATGCGGCCCGAGCGCGTCGCGACGACCGGCATGACGAACTGCACCCGAGCCCACAGCGTCCGCGCCATGTTGCGCATGTGCGCGTCGTACCGCGGCCGCGCCCAAGGCGCGAGCACCGAGACCGGCACCTCCTCGGCAGAGAGGCAGCGGTAAGGGTCTTCGGCGTCCGGTAGAGAAGCGGCCAGGTCTTCGACCTTGCGGGCCATCAGCTCGCGGGCCAGCGCGTCGGAGTGGTCCGTCACGCGCATATCATTCGTGCCGCGGTTGAAGACGATGTTGATGGCCTTGCGCTGGGCCTCGTCGCGGAACGTTACCTCGGCCACCGGCACCTTCTCCATGCCGAGGCGGCCGGCCACGAGATGGCGCTGGTGTCCCGAGACGATCTCGCCGGCGGTGTCCGCCACGATGGGCAAGACGAAGCCGAGCTTGCGTAGGCTCAAGGCCACCAGTTGCAGCCGGGCCTCGTCGGCGAGGCGCGGGTTGTACGCCGAGGGACGCACGGCACCGTGATCGAGAAGGCGGATCATGTGAAGCCCAGACGTGAGAGAATTGCGGCCTCGATGGCCGCCTTGGTGTCGCCGACCTCGGCGCGAACCTCGGCAAGCCAGTCGTGGAACTGCTGGTTCGTAACGGTCACGGTGTACGGCCCGACCCGGAGCTTGGTCGTGCCCGTCAGCGTCGCCTCCGGGCCGGCCTGTATGCCGTCCTGGACATCCAGAGCCTTGAAGGCGGCCTCCAGCTCCTTCTCCGAGAAGCCAAGGGCGCCGAGGTCTACGCCGTCGTCGTGCAGGTCCACCAGCTCCAGACGGAGCATGTCCAGATCCCACTCGCCATTCTCGGCGAGCTTGTTGTCGGCGAGGGTGTAGGCCCGGCATTGCTCCTCGGTCCATCCGTCGGCGACGATGACCGGCACCTCGTCGAGCCCTAGCTCTTGGGCCGCGAGGACGCGGCCGTGCCCGGCGATGATCGTGCCATCGCCGGCGACGAGAACCGGCATCGTCCACCCGAACCGGCGCATCGAGGCCGCAAGCTGCGCGATCTGCTCCGGCGGGTGCCGCTTCGCGTTCCGGGCATACGGGATCAAGTCGGCGAGCGGCCACAGCCTGACCTCGCTCGCGAGGATTTTCACGGGGTGCACTGTCATGTCGGGTTGATGCCCTACGGCTGGACAATCTCGATGGGGCGCGTCTGGCCGGCGCCGGCTCGCGCAATCAAATCGGCGATCCCAAAAGTCAAAATACACCCAAATCGCGGGGGGCCGCGCACCCGCACCGGGTGGGGGCGCAGGAAGTACCTAAACGGGGGGGGTGGTGTTGCGCGCAAGCGGCGGACGTCGCGCGGCAACGGGGCTGGCGCTTGGTCAACGGGGCTGCGGTGCGCAGTGGCTGGGCACCGGCCCCTGCCTGCGGCGGGGCCGCCCCTGCTTCCCCTACGTATGGGCTTGTGTCTTTCCCTTAGGCGCCACCTGTAGGCGGCCTTGCGCTGCCCTATGGCTGTGGTGCGGCTTGCTGCGGCTGCCGCGTGCGGGCGTGGCTGGGGCTTGCGGTGGGGTGCCTGCCGCTGGCGGCCTGTGGCCGCCCACCGGGCCGCGCCCGGTCTC